GGCTGTTCAAGGAGGTTTAGGGGATACCTTGCTTTCTTTAGCTATTAGTGACCAGGCAGCTGCTCAGTCACTTCTTGACGAAGAGCAAGCCAATGTGGAAGGTAAAAATACTTTCATAGCGACTGTTGAAGCGCTTGGCTTAACTGAACAGATACCTAATGCGGGTGAACTTTGGGATATAAGCGCTGAAGTTGCGAATAATACACTTAACTATGAGTTAGGGGAGCAGAGAAACGAAGCGCCCCCTTCTCCTCCGTTTACGGTTCCAACAGACTTACTTAATTCTGAATATGGGGACTTGTTTGCTGGTGTAGAGACAGTTGAAGATTTTGAAAATGTTTCACAAAATGTTGCGACCCTTGAGGCTCTAAATGAAATGCTTTTCCCAGAAGAACCAGATTTGGGACCATTGCTGGAAAATGACATTTATATAAAAGGTCAAACTGAACCCTTCTACACAGCAGGAACTCCGATTTCAGATATTGTGCCGTTCTTTAATATCAACGACTGGCTCACGGAGAACAAAAATACTTATTCTTATTCCCCATTCGAGTAAGGCTAAATAAGTTTTATGGCTGTCCCTAATGTTAGAACGATAAGTAACCTTCCTGGTCAAAAAAAACCGTTTACTCTGCCTGCTCAAACTGTACCTAGTTTTTCTTTAGACGATGATAGGGGTGAAGCTCGGCGAAAAGCATGGGAAGAAGAAGCCGCTATTGATGCGGAAGAAGCGGAAAGTTATTTCGGCTGGTTCGGCGACGTTGTAGGCACAGTAACAAATACTTTAGGCACTGGACTTAACCAAGCGTGGAACTTACTCGCAGGAAACTATGGCGATGTTAAAGCCGCAGGAGATCAATGGGCTGCTAACCCTGTTACCGATGCAGGTCAAGGAGCACTATCTCTTTTAGGTGGAGCGTTTACCCCTCTTTTGGCTTTAGATAAGCCAAGAGCGGTAGTTGCTTCTACTATTAATGAAGCTATCGATGCTTTGCCGTTCACTAGCGGTGAAGCGAGTTGGGACGATTGGCACAACCAAATTCAATCCCATATCGGGATGGGCGATGTAATACAAAACCACGCGAGCTGGATTGGGGACATTGATTTGATGCCAGGTTCACGTGAATGGAAACCTGTAGATAATGTGTTGGGGCTTGTTGGCGATGTTTTCACTGATCCTGCGAACTTGTTGTTCGGTTTGGGAACTATCACTAAAGCAGCAAAGTTGGGAACTAAAGGCGTTTCTTCTTTAATGTTGGAAGGCGCTCAGGCGACTGACAATTTGGTGATGAAGGATGTTTTAACTTTAACTTCTGCGTCGATTAAGTCGTCTGGGACTTTGACTGCTGGCGCACAGTTTTTAGAAGCAGCGTCTAAAGATTTATCTAAGAGTGCCGCTTATCGTGCTGCCGCTACTGAAGTAGCTGAAGGTTATGGGTTAAAAGTTGGTTTAGGTATTTATGTTCCTGGTTCTGGTTGGGCTGGCAGGAGACTTCGTTTAGAGGGAAGCAAGTTCGGTGAGCGTAGAGCGGGTCAGTTGCCTGAAATGTTGAAGGGTGGTTTCTCTAACGATGAGATAGCTACAGCGGTAAACATTATTCGTAACAATAATCGTTCTAAAGCAACGAGCCTTATAGGTAATAAAGGTCTTGAAGTTGTTGCTCGTCGAGCGTACACGACACCTCTCGCTATTCGTTTCGCTGAGCCTTTTCAACTGCCTGGAGCGACTGCGAAATTTATGACTGCTGTGCCTAGAGGCTACGCAAAAGTTGATGATTGGGGGATGAAAGTTACTGGTAAGAGTTTGCGTGAAGGTGTAGCTAAACACTTCAATAAGCGCCACTTTATTACGGCAGCGCTAAGAATGGCGGTAGCGAACAATGATGGGGTTACTGCTGGCGCTATGTTGGCGGCAGATGGCGAGATAACTCTCGCACAGGCAAGAGTTAATGCTCTTGTCGCTAAGGCACAAAATAAGGTGCAGGCTCTTTCTAAGAGGGCGCATGTCAACAGGTTAGATACCCGCGATTTGACTCTTCTCGCTGAACATGATCCTCTCACTGTCGCAGATGGTGTATTCCCTAAACACATGAAGAACATGGATCAGGATGAATTGATTTCAATTCGTGAAGATTATTTAGAAATTGTTCGAGATTGGGAAGAAGCCATTGTTGATGCTTATGGCGGGTGGGAGAGTCCTATTGGTCGTCAAATTAAAGAGGTTAAAGAGTTAGAAGGCGACGGTTATCTGTTTCGTAAAATGACTAAAGAGGGTAAGGAACTTTTTGGTAAAGATTTTGGCGATAATGACTTAGCGGGAGCGCTTCTAAAAACGGATGAACAAACAAGGCAAGACGTTACCGCTGCTTCTTTAAGGAGCAGAACGTTAAAGCCAGGCGCTGTTATTACAGACCTTAACGGTAAAAGTTTGAAATTGGAAGACCCTAGAGTTGTTGGTAAAAGTCTCCGTAAACAAATAAACGATCATTGGGGTTTCAAAGTTTTTGAAGATGATTTTGCGAAACTTTACGCCACTTACGCTGGTTCAGTTGGAGAAGATTTACAGTTCAGATATTTCATGAATGGGTTGAGAGATAAAGGCATTGTTATAGACATTGCTAAAAAAACTGTTAATGGCAAGGTTGTAGAATCTGACATTTTCAAGTTCATAGGAATGAACAGGAAAATAATTAGTGAAGCGGCAAAAGATTCAAATAAGGCTTCAAATGAAGCTAAAAAAGCTGTACAAAAACTTGCGGCGGATCAACAAGCCGCCGATAACGCCCAGTTATCGTATGCGGCACAGTTAGGTAAGACTGCTGAAGCTACTGATAAGGCGGCTAATATGGCTGCTCAGGCTGGGAAGATTCAGGTAGAAACTCAGGCGCTTCGTTCCGAGTTGCTCGATATTAATAGAAAATTGCATGAGTTGTTACCTGAGTCTACTGTTGAGCGGGCTTTTCATCGTGAGCGTGTCTTCCCGAAGATTGTTCCTTTGATCGATCAGGCTATGGCTGTTATTGCTCGTATGGAGCAATTAAGAGTTGTTACTGATGCTTTGGATCGTTTGGGGCAAGGGTATGTTGGTCTTTCTGCTCGTCAACAAGCGGCAACTGATCTTGCAGAAGCTGTTGCAGACAGTTCGCTGCTTCAAGGTTTGAGGGGTGTAGAAAACGTTAAGTTTGAAGATTTCTTAGCGCCGATACGCGCTGAGTTGCGTTTGTTGGATGACGAGTTGATTCCTGAATTGGCTCGTTTAACTAAGCAAGTTAATTTGTCTGACCAAACAGTTGTTGACATGGATTATATCTTTTCTAAATTGGAAAGACCTTTTGGTTCTGCGAGAGTTAATACTCCTGGTACTCGTTCTGCTACTGCAAGTAAGAGGATGGAGGCTTGGGGTAGAAAGATTGATGAAATACATGAGATCGAAGCTGATATAGGTGTCGATCATTTTTCTTCTGGTCATGTTGATTTGCCTGCGTTGGGGAAACTTATTGATGACTTGTCTGAGTGGGCGGCTTCTCCTGCGGGGCGCACTTTAAGTGATGATGTTGTTATTCCTGAAGAAGATATTGTTATGCGTCGTTTGGATGAAATTATCGAAGGGGCTGGGGTTGCTGGTGAAACTAGGGTTGCTTCCACTCAGAAGCAAATAGACCTTGAAGAGTTGTATTCCCGAAAAACTGAATTATCTGAAGAACTCGCTCAAAGAGGTAGCAGACTTTTCGTTACTGAAGAATTAACGGAAGCTCGACGTTTGGCTGGATTGGCTAAAGAAGCCCAAGACGCTCTTGCTGTAGCAGCGAGGGAAATGGAGAGTACTGCTGTTGTTGCTGGGAGAAGAGGCGGGTTTGACGGCGATCAGGTTATTTCCAACGCAGATGCCGCTGAAAAGGTTCGACGGCTTCAGAACGAAGCGAAGGTTTTGGAACTGGAAGCTCAAGCGAAAGTTATTAACGCCGCTCAGGTGCGTCGCGAGATGGAGCGGGAAATACACGTTGCTACTACGAGAACATTTAATCAAGGTCGGGAAGCGATAAGGACTGCGGCTGAGGCTGGTCGTTTTATTGAGGTCAGTCCTGGTATTCGCCTTGATTTGGACCTTATGGATGACATAGTTACTTTCGCTAATAATAATCCTGGTTCTTTATCTCCTGAAGAGTTCCAAATGCTGTTTTTAGACGGTACCCAGATGTGGGGTGCATGGAGAATTATCGGTCCTGAAGGCACTCCGTTTGCTCGTGATGTTGGGAAAGTTTTAGACGCTACTCGTATCTACAATTCAACGAAGCAAGCAGGCATGCTAGGACGGACTTTTGACCAGGTGACGAACTGGACTAAGGCTTGGCTGGTTGCTACTACAGGGTTTATTTCACGCAACGGCATGGGCGCTGTTGTTCAGAACGCTACTGCTGGTGTTGATGTGGCTTGGCATGGTCGAGTTATTGAAATGATGATGACCGCTCACCGAGCTGGCGATGGCGACATGCTGGTGGGGGCTAAACGTTTGGCTCAGACTGGTCGTAAGCGTGGTCCTGTGGCGAGAACTGTTGGGATGAATCCTGGAACGAAAACTATTCCTGCTTCTGATTATGAGAATTTAGTGCGTTTGATGGAGTTGGGTGTCCGAGATCAGGGTATTACTTCTCAGTCTGTTTCTTATGGTCAGCGTTTTTGGGGTAAGCGTGGCGCTGTAGATATACCAGGAATAGGAAGAGTGGGCAGGTGGCAGTTCCCTGACGTTCTTGTAGGCGGTAAACGTATTACCTTGAATCCTTTAGATGCACAATTCGTGCTTCCAAAAGCAATTCGTCGAGGCAATGGTCTAATGGAGGATATGGTTCGTTTAGCGGCAGGAATGGATGGATTGTCTAAAGGTTTGGATGACGCTGCTGCTATTAACCGTGTTTACGATATTCATTTCAACTACGCAGAAAAAACTGGCTTCCATCGTGGGACTTCTAGGGTTGTTCCGTTTTACACTTGGATGAGGTACAACGTGCCGTTCCAGATGCAACAGATGGCTAAGAATCCTGGCAAATTCAACAAGTATTTTTCAATTAAAAGAAACATGGAGTTGGGGAATGAGGACACTGGCGAAGAGGTTCCTGATTATTGGTTGAAACCTTTTGGTATAAAATTGCCGTTTAAGTTTGGTGGGTCGAGTGTGTATGGCATCCCTGATTTGCCGTTTATGGATGCGTTGCGTTATTCGCCAACGCAACCTATTGATTCTTTTTATCATTTCGCTGGGAGTGTCAACCCTTTAATTAAAGCTCCTGTTGAGGCTGTTACTGGCACACAGTTCTTTCACGGTATGAGCGTTAATGACCGTTACCAGAAGGCACCGACTGGATGGAGTGGTCTAGCATTTAAGCCTGTTATTGCGGCTTTGCATGCTTTTAGTGCAGGGTTTGGTTTTGATCGTGCTTTTATTCGTGAAGCTGAAGATGGAACGATGATGGTTCGTGGAGATGTTGTTCATGTTGTGAACCAATTCATACCGTTTATGGATCGATTAAGGCGCTGGCGACCTAACGAGGAGAAGTATCAGGGCGATAAGTTGCAACAAACGTTAATTTCTAATTTGTTTGGTTTGAATTTTCGTGTAAACACTCCTGAAATTCAAATAATGATGGATGAGCAAAAAGAGTGGGAACAGCGTCAAACAACGACGGATCAGAACGATTTAGGGTTCGGTGACCGCGCAATAAGAGAACTTGGGGCTGACCGTTAAAGAGAAATAGCGGGACAGAGTGGTCGTTTATATATGACTTACGACCTTCCAACTACTTCTAAGTGGGTTCGTACCGAAGAGTTACATCCGAAACTCAAATACAGGTTGAACGCATTTTTCAAAGATGACCGCATCAGAGGGCGTGTAGCCATTGTGAGCGGTGTACGGACTCTAGCGGCTCAACAAGCCCTATATGACAAGTATTTACGGTTTAAGCGTGGAGGTCCACGAGCCAACCTCGCAGCTAATCCAGCGAGAAGGCTCGCTAATGGCATGGTTGGAAGCCAACACATGACGCAGGAAGCCTTCGGAGGGTATGGGTTCGCTGTCGATCTGAGGATCATTAAGAAGAAAGAGATTTCTGAATCGCAGGTAAACACGATTGCTAACCTTTTTGGTTTGCAGGCTCGTGTGCCTGCTGAGTGGTGGCATTTCACAGGTGGGATTCCATCTGGGAAAGATTACGAATGGTTTGATGCACCAAGTGTCGCTGGCGACGCTGATTTAGATGCTGAGAAACTGGAACCTAAAAACGCTTTGCAGGTTTTCGCTGAAGCTGTCGCTGACGCTCGCAAACATGTATTGCGTCAAGGAGACAGAGGGAAACCAGTTGAAGTTATGCAACTTTATTTAGAAAAACATGGTTTTGTAACTGCTAGAAAGAATCGACGTTCCGTTAAAGGTGCAGGTATCGACGGCGTGTTTGGGTTAGGCACACGGCGTGCCTTAATCGAATTTCAGAGAAATGAAGCGATTTCTATAGGCAACAAAATAACTGTAGACGGTATATGCGGACCTCAAACATGGTCTTGCTTAATAGAAGGATAAAAAATGGATTATAGAGACATTATCGAGCGGGCTGTTTGGACTGCTCTTCAATCATTTCTCGCTGTTTTCAGCATCACTGATTTGGCTACCCTTGAGGCGGCAAGTGTCGCTGGTATGGGTGCGTTAATTAGTGCGCTTAAAACTGTTGCTTCAACAAAATTAGCTTCTAGTAAATAAAAAAAAATGTCTGATGCCGTTGATTCAGGTATCTGGAATGATTTTATGCGTTCGGCAGGGATCGACGCTGAACTTTCTATAAAGCGTTCGCTTGAAGCGACTCAGCACATGTTCGATTTAGAAGACGGCACTCATGGCAAATGGGTGGAAGACACTCTGGGGGTTCTTTTCAAATGGGACGAGCATGATTTGTTTTCTTTCCTGGCGGCTTGGCATGACGCTAATGATGGTTCTTGGTCTGCTCAAAGAGCGATAGTGACGTGGATGGATTCGTTTGTCGAGTTCCTTGAACGTTGCGTAGGCGCTGAAGAGATTTGGGACTTTACTTTAGACGAAGGCGATGCTGGTTCAGAGGCAGCTTAAACGTGTCTGCTAAAAGCATTTCGCCAATAATGGCGTAACCTAACATGTCGAAGAATGTATCTTCGATTGTTTCATCTTCTGGGTCTAACCCCATTGCTGTAAGGTTATTTAACCGAGCTATTTTGTCTGACAATCTTACAACTAAGCCGTGATGACCGAATGAGTTTATGTTTTCGTGACCGTACATGGTTTGTTTCCAACACAGCAGGTCGATCAACTCGACAAAGTTGATGTCTAAACCTATTTCGTCTGCTAATTGGTTTACGCATACGAAAATGTCTGTGTAAAAGCATTCTCTTGGCAAGTCGGGGAATGTGTGTCTTGCGTCTTCTATGACTGCGGTGAGTCCTCCTGCGTAGTGACCGTGATCGTCTAAAGCCAATCCGAGTTCATCTAACGCAGCGCAGGCGGCTTCTTCCCAGTAAACATGTTCTTCACTCATTTAATTTCCTTTGGACTAGAGGGTGGTCTTTTATTTCTTCACCGATTTTTTTGTAGATAGCGTCACGGCGACGAGCGAGAGTTGTTTTCGGTATCCCTAAGATGCGGCCAACGAACCTTAGAGAAAGACGACAATTCAAAATGACGTTAAATAACCATTCGTCTTGTTCTGAAAGTTTGTCTACCTGGTCGGCGATTAAGTTCCGCAACCCAACTTGTTCATTTATCGATTCTTCTGGTTCCTCGAAGGGTTTAGTTTCCATTAAAGCCTGATAAGGGTCTAATGGTCTTTTATGATATTGAAGCCAATCGAAGGTTGAAGGATCAATAGAGGTTGATCTACGGTCACGGTCTTCACTCATTGAAATCTTGCCAATCAAATTTTGATGGGGTGATTCGGTAAAGAGCTTTTCCAGCTCCATCTTCGTACCGTTCGTAGTTGGCATCTCCTCTGTCGATGATTTTGAGAAGTTCTTGGAATGAAAGTTCTGCATATTGTTGGCGCGGTGTGGACCAGATAAAGAAATGCAGGGGATGTTGTTCATCCCAGAATGTCATCGCACGCAGTTTCTCAACTTTGACCCTTAACCCTGCTTTGCCGCATCCTTGAACTTCCCAGTAACAATCTTCCATTATGTAATCAGGTTGGTTTCTGATAATTAAAGGAAGTTTGTTTACTTTGAATGGCGGAAGGTTCAAACCTGTTCTCGCCCAGTCCTCATGGACTTGTTCAAAAATTCCTTCAGCTTCCGCTCCCATAGATTGTTTACGGTTATTCCATGACTGCTGGTGGAAACTCATTTCTTCACTCCGTTTATTGAGTGGACTTGCTTATCGTCATCCCATGCGCCTGACTTATTTAAGCCATCTAAAACAAGCTTTATATAGTTGTCTAAATCCCCTCGAAGTTTGCTTCGCTCTTCATCGTGTCCTCTGATAATGATTGTTGTTTCTTCTTTATCGAAAACGCATTCGACTTCGACTGGACCTTCAAATAAAGGTCCGTCGTAAAGTTCAGCGATGTTATCTTCAGCTTTTTTAGTTTCAGCAGGCGTGTATACGCCACCGTTTCTGGTGAAACGAGGGCGTTGTTTGGCGCGCGGAAGTCCTGGCACTTTCATTGTGTATTCCATATTTAGAAGGGGTCTTTTTCTTTTTGTCCGAAGGATTGTTGCTGTGGTTTCCCTGCGGCTCTTGTCGCATCTTTCACAAGCGAGCTGAGTCGAACCATTCCGTCAGGTCTGTCCACATATTTGCGGCCCCATCTTTCATCCACTTGTGTTGTTAAACGCATGATCGAATCTTCTGTGAACCCCTGCCATGCGAGACTTCCCGCGAAGGCGAATAACATTTTTGATCGATCTCGGTGTTGTCCTTGTCTGCGAGGACCGTAATCCCATATTTCTTTCGCTACCCCTATAAAGTCTTTTTCTGAATAGTGCGAAGGGCGGGAATACAAGACTGGTAGAGGCTCTGGTGGGGGAGGAGCGTACAAGCCCGCTAACGCTTCTATTTCTTCTTTTGAAGGCTGTTTAGCAGTTATATCTCGCATCGCGTCAGAGAGGCTTAAAACGCCTCCTGAAGGGCTTAGGATCACTTGTCTACCCTCCCTATGTCCTTTGGGGTAAGGAAGTCTTATTCCGTTGCCCCAACCCTTCCCAACGAGAGAAGTTTGTTTCGGATTAACTTCATCAGTTGGAGCTTTAACTATTTGACAGGCAGCCATTAAAGCATCCCGCATAGTAGAAGCAGCCATTACTTCTTGCGGGAATATCCAAAGGTGCATACCTTTAGATCGAGAAGGTTCTATCCAACTCGTAATGCCTACCTGTCGTAAAAGATTTCTTGTATTTGTCGCATGAACGAGAGATTCAGAATCTCCTACATCCCAGTCGATCACACCAAAATTGACGAAACACTCGTCATCTATCTCCATGAGGGGATAAACGCCGATAGGGAAATCGTTGTATAAATGGTTTTGACAATGTGAACGCCAGGACTCTCCTTCAGCGGAAATAGGAGAACCATCATCATTCTTATGAGGACGGAACACACCATCTAAAGGGGCGATAGCTAGTTTGCCGCCTTGAAAGAGAGTGCAGAAGGTTTTTAACTCATCCATCTGTCATCAGTCGGAATATCTTCTTCAAAGTAATCTCTTATCAGCCCGCATTGCGGGTCCATGAAGAAGTCCCCTGCGTATAAGTCACATGGCGGTTTCTTATTTTTACATAAGTCGAGAGTTATCGAAACAGAATGAAAACATCTTTCTGCATACGACAAGCCATCTTTCTCTCTTTTTCTATAAACATCTAATTGCATGATTGCGTATTCGTCTGCGTTGAATTTGCCTGCTTCTAAACCGCTACTCATGCCACGTTTAGCTCCCTTGCCTGACTGATGAATCAATGCGACTGGCATCGCTTCATCTTTCGCCCACTGTTTAACTCCTTTAAGGAGGGAAGACACTCCTTCGTATCCTCCTGGTCCTGGTAGTTGTTCGAGATAATCAACCATTGCTATCTTCGGGGTGTCCTGCCAAAAGTCTTGCGCCTCATGCAAAGCGTCACTCATTTGAGAGAAAGTTAGAGGACCATCTAAAATAGCGATGTTGTTAAAAACAGTATTTTTAGCTGTTCTAATTTCGCTAAGAATGGCAGGATCGTGTGCCTCTATTCTTGTTTCTACTTCTTCAGCGTTTCTTTGATAATAAAGGGAAAATAGTTTCTGAATGACCAGCATTTGAGGTTCATCAGGGGTGTAAATGATTGCCTTAAAATCAGGATTTGCGTGAAGGTTATGGACAATAGAGGAAAGACAAACCTGCGAC